TGCTACGGGAAAGAGTCTGAGAGACGTCGAGGGTATGAGGGATGCCGCGTATCAGATGACTGGCGATCCTTCATGCGCTTCAAAGAGTGGATGCAGTTCCAGCCCTGGCATGGGAATCATCTGGACAAAGATATTCTTCGGCCCTGGGAAAAGCTGTACTGCCCGGAAACTTCAGTATTCGTTCCGGCGTACATCAACACGCTGATGAACGATTGCGCTTCTGTTCAGGGTGACCTCCCTCTTGGAGTGACCCGCAAGCCTCGCGGCCTGCCATTCGCCGCGAAAATACGTCTTGCTGACAGCAAGCGTGTCGGTCTCGGCGCCTACGAAACAGCTGATGAAGCCCATCAAGCGTGGGCCATAGCAAAGGCTGGCGTCATCCGGCAGGCGGTCGACCGATACCGTGCTGCTGACCGATTCGACGAGCGTGTCTGCACTGCCCTGCTGCGTCGTGCGGATCAGCTCGCCAAAAACTGAAATCAACAGCCCTGGAGGGCAAGACGATGGCCTGCAAGATCTGCAACTCAGGCAACACTACTTCTTTCGGCGGGCAGATGCCGCACATTTACTGCCACTGTTGCGGCGGCCACGAATACGAAGGTCTGCTGATCGAAAAAAAGGACTGGGAGGACTGGGTAAATGAGCGAGTTGATACCCCAAAAAGCCGCCCAGCAGATGCAGCTGTTCAGCGTGACCGGCAGGCTGCCTTGCCCTTGGTGTAGAGGCGTGAGGCTGAGCCAGATAACGCATGTGGCTGATGACGGAACACAGACGCCGATATCGCTGATCTGTGACACCTGTGGTGCATCAGGGCCAACCGCCGGAACTCATGAGCAGATGGCGGCACTGTGGGATACGCGCAACTAAACAACCAGCGCCACGTCAGCCTGACGTTAACTGCCCGATCCTCTCAATGAGAGCGCATCGGGGTGTGATCTGCTGAAGCCCTGTGGCTGAGTCCACAAATCGCCGGGTGGCTCCGGTAGCCGGAAACAGACGCCAGCAGGCAGCCACCAGATCACACCCCGATGCGGAAGACTTCTGCACCGCGCAACGCGGCCCCCTGCATCACCCTCCCCAAAACATCACGACCGCATCGGCGGGCACCAGATCTGCGCTATCGCTGCGCAGGTGGTTGGTCGCCTGTACTGGTGCCCGACCAATGCGGTCCAGAGGATCACAAGATGCATCACTGCACAGATACACAGGCAGTTTGCCGTGGATGTGGTCGCGAGCTTCGCGGCTCTCCTTCCTGGAAGGCTGGACTGGCTTATCACCCAGAGCCCGGCGGACTGGTCCACCGGTGCTACTACGGCGGCTGGGTGTGCTCACGCCGCTGTGACGTGAAGGCTTGTGTCGAGCTTGAGGGCACCATGCCTGGATGTTCGACCGTGACGAGCTTTGAGCGCCTGACGCGCGCCGCGAAAGAAAGCATCAACTACCACTGGCCGGAGGCGGTATGAACGCAGCACTACGCATTGCCCAGTTTGAGTATGACAACCGCCTCCCGGTCGACCTGTGCGACGCGGCGGAACAGCAGTGGGTCGAGAATGGCGCTGAGCAGCTGATGCTCGGCGGTGACGTCAGCTTCAAGCGTCGGTTGCATGCGGCGCAGGGCGTCACGCAGGAGCAATTCGCTGTTGCGGTCGATGAGTTCGTGTTTGAGCAGCTGTCCGGTTCGGGCATGAGTAATTCGGTGATCGGGCGTCTGGTTCTGTCGGCTCGCCGCAAGGCATCGTCCGACGCTGCCAGCGCAGCCGGTGAGGCCCTGAACAGTCCCGATCCAGACGAGGCGCTGCGCCAGATCGCTGTGCGCCTGCTCAAGCCGTTGGCGCGGGATGGGCTGATTGCGCAGGCAGAGGATGCGGAGCTGTGAGCCCGCACGTCCTCATAAGTCAGCAGCTGGACCAGCTCGAACATCCCGATCATCCATCGGAATTCGAGGCCATCGTAGAGCTGCAGATCCTCAACCTCTTCACCAGCGGGCAGATTGACGCTGAGGAATTCAACTACTACTGCGAGCGCTTCCGGCGCTTGGCGGGACGCAACGTAAGGAGCGCGGCATGAGTATTGATTGGAGCAAGGCGCCGCAGGGCACCACCGGGGCAATGGTCGCTGATTTTCACGGGAGCACTGTGAGCTTTGGCGATATCGAATGGATCCCCTCAAGCATCACCCCGCGCGACCACTACGAAGTGAGGCCGGGTGCCTGGGTGTACCACGAAGCTCCTGTGCTCTGGAACGGCGAAGGCCTGCCGCCAGTTGGCGTAACGATCGAGATATCTCACAAGAATGCACAGCCTGACTGGGCAAATCCTGGTTTCCGCGAAACGAAGATTGTTGCGATGGGCGAACAGCTTATGATCTTGGAAGCTGACGGAAGCGGGCATGAGAAAGTCGCGAAGATCGCCGACTATCACTTCCGCCCCATCCGCACCGCCGAACAGATCGCGGCGGAAGAGCGGGAAGCGGCATGCAGGCAGCTTTGCATTGATGCTGGTTCTACTGAGCAGACTTACCGGCAAATGGAGACTGCATACAGGCTGTATGACGCAGGCTACCGCAAGCAGGTGGCTCAATGAGCACTCCAATCGTGAAATCCCTGATCGATGAGCAGCTGGACGATGCCAAAGCGCGCGCCCAGGTGCGCGGCACCGTCACCTACCCGGTCGGCATGCGGGTCGCTGATCTGCCCTACCCGATCAAGGCTGACTGGCTGAAGCGTCGGCCGGTGTCGCGGTCATGACCCGCCATCAGCAGGCCCGGCGCTACGCCCTCTGGCGCGGCTCGTTCATCGTCCTGACCGGCACCACCATCTGGATGCTCGCCAGCGCACTGGCCGGGCACCTCACCGCCTGATCAAACAGCCGTCAAACACGCATGCCGCGCAGGTCAAGCGCTGAGCGTGAAACCCAATTCACCAGTCAAACAGCGCCCCGGCAACGGCATGGCGCAGGAGACAGCCGTGTCTACCGAATCCAAAACCCACTTCAAGAAGGCGTTCAACAGCCCCTACTTGAGCAGCGCCGATATCGTCGGCCATATGACCTTCACGATCTCGCATGTGAAGCTGGAGCAGGATCGCACCAAGAAGACCAAGGATCTGTTCAACACGGCCTATTTCGTCGAGCGCGACATTCGCCCTGGTGAAAAGCTCAAGCCGATGATCCTGAACGTCACCAACAGCAAGACGCTCAAGGCTCTGACTGGCTCGCCTTTCATTGAGGACTGGCAAGGCGTGCGCATCACCGTCTACGTGGACTCGAACGTGAAGTTCGGTCGCGAGGTGATGGAAGGCCTTCGCATCAGCCCTAAAGCTCCGGTTGTTGCGTATCTGACGCCGGACAACCAGAAGGGCTGGAACAACGCCAAGGCCGCATACCTGCGCGATGGCAACCTTGACGCCGTGCTCTCTCGCGTATCCATCAGCGACGAACACCAGAAGCAACTGATTCAGGAGTGCGCCAATGACTCGGCAGTGGCATGACATCGAGCAGAACACCGAGGCTTGGCAGGCGCTTCGAACCGGCAAGGCCACCGCATCGAACTTCGCCTGCTTCATGGCCAACGAAGGCAAATCGTTTGGTGATCCAGCCAAGCGCTACGCGCTTCAGATCGCTCTGGAGCGAATCACCGGCCGCAAGGCTGAGTACGGCTTCAAGAACGCCGAGACAGAGCGCGGGCATGAGCAAGAGCCGGTTGCCCGGATGCTGTACGAGGGCGAGCGATTCGTCAGCATCACCAACGGCGGATTCTTCGACCTTGGCGACTACGGCGACTCACCCGACGGCCTGGTCGGCGGTGACGGCGTGATCGAAATCAAGTCCGTCATCGCACCAGTCCACTACGACACTCTGCGGCGCGGGTCTTTCGATCCCTCCTACCGCTGGCAACTGGTCGGGCACCTGGACTGCACCGGGCGCGACTGGGTGGACTTCGTCAGTTACTGCTCAGATTTCCCGGAAGACTCCCAGTTAATCATCTACCGGCAAGACCGCGACGACTTCAAAGACGAACTGAGACGCCTTGCTGATCGCCGCGCCGAGTTCCTGAATCTGATCAACAACACCATGACTTCGATTGTCGAGAGGCTCGCCGCATGATGACCACTGAACTGAGCTTCATTCAACGCAACGCCGTCGAATCGGCGCGCCTGGCTGCGGCCATGGCCGAGTTTGAAACGCGCGGCGGTCAGGTCCGGCAGGTTGGCGTCTTCAAGCCACAGCCTGCCCCGCCCCGTAAAGACTGGGTAGACCCTGATACGGTCCTCAAGCGCAGAGGGGTGCAGCTGACCCGCGCTGAGCGCTTCCGGGTGCGGGCCATGGCGGAGGCGATATGAAAACCTGCAAAGCACACATCAAGAAGCCTGTATTCATTTACCGCTTCTGCGCCGGCTGCGAGATTCAGGCGATGCGTGACGAAATCGCGGTACTCAGGGCGGACAATGACGAGCTGCGCAAGGAACGCGACAAGCTGGCCGAGGACGTGCAAGGCCTTCTGGAAGATTTTGAAGGTGCGCTATGAGCAAGGTTCGCAAAGCCAACAACTGCTTTGCCCGCGCCGAGCGCAGCTGCAGGGCGTTGCTGAGCACGAACCACGTCGCCGTGGTGAACATAGACCCGAGCGGGTCGCAGATCATGGCGAACTGGAAAAGCTGCAAGCAGATTCGGAGCCTGGCTATCGCCAATGCTCTGTTCGATTTCTCCTACCACTGGACGATCTATATCAGCGCTATGTGCCGGGACGAGCGCGGTGCCGAGTACGTCAAATCGGTGGAGATATCGCCGGCCGGGCTCTACAAGGTCGAGCGGCTGACGGACGCAATCGAGCACTATTACTTGGAGTTGCGCCAGAGCTGCAACCAGAACCATCTGGTGGCGTCGGGCTGGATAGCGATTCCTGCCGAAGTTTCCCTGGATGAAGCGCAGGCCGCAAAACTGTTCTACGCAGCCGGAGCCTGGAACCAGGTGAAAGTAGCATGAAGAGCATACTCAACCGCATCAGACACGGCCGGCGCCAGCAACACATTTACCTGCCGCCCAGCGGCATGAAGGAGTCAGTTTATGGCTATGACCCAGAAACAGCGCGACGAGCGGACAGCGCTCAAGCGGCAGAAGGCAGGCGAGGAAGAGTTACGGCTGCGGGTTCGCCCAGGCACGAAGCAGGCGTTGGCCGAGCTGATGCAGTGGGCGGATATCGAGGAACAGGGCGAGGCGCTGACGCTGATGATTCATCATCTGCATGGGCTTGGACCGGGCGGCGCGCTGCCGATGCTTGAGGTTCCGCGCCACGAAATCATCGTGTCGCCAGTTGTGGCGCGGAAGTTGGAGCTGGCGTATCTGCGCGAGGAGTTGCATATCTGCTGCGATAGTTGACCTCAAGTAAGACTCAGCCTGCTCTGATTACTTTCCTCATTTCCTCTTGCCAGGCCGCCACAAGTGCGGCATCGGTCGAGATTAGCGGAGTCATCTCTTCAAGGTTTTTCGTGACATGCGCGAAAGCAGGAGGCAGATTTCCGGATCCATACTGGGTGTACACGCCCGCAGTTAGGCTGTTGAGTAGAAAGACATTCTCAACGCTTAACCTGGCGACCTTCTTCAACTCGTCGCGGATCGCTTCGGCCTCCTCACGCGCACTCTTCGCAGCCGCAGCGTCGCGCTTTATCGATGCCTCCCAGAAAGAAACTTCGGAAATTGACTCAGGACCAATTATCAGAACGAGCGATACCACCAGCCAAAGCATGGCCACGGCAGAGAAGATCGGAATGTCTATTCCACCGGCAAACAGTGCTGCGGGAAGTCCGACAATCAGTGGCGCAAGCATTGCGTAGCCAGTACGCCTTGCTACGGCCTGAGCATTCTGGCTCATGGTAAAACTCCTTTGATCCGGCCCCATGCCGGTCACTCGTATACCCCATCCCAAACCAATTTGCCACCATCCGGTATCGGAGGTCGGCGCCTGACTGGAGAAAACATGAATGAGCTGGCTCTTTTCGCAGGCTCTGGTGGCGGAATACTCGGAGGCCACCTCCTCGGCTGGCGCACCGTCTGCGCCGTTGAGCGTGATG